CATCTGGGTATACAACCACCCAAGCGCACCAGAGTGCTCTCGTGGAAAGATGGTTCTAAAGCACGGTAAGGCACAAGCAACTGGCAAGCCATACAAGGGTTGGTTTGATCCTGCTACTGGTCCTAAGTGGACTGGTGCTAAAGTTCCAAAGGACCAACAAGCGGCAACGATTTGGGCGTAACACAATGCGAGAGCCGCGTGAATACGAGGCTCCGCTATGTGCTCAAGTCGGAGGAGACCATTGGTTCCCAGAGGTTACTGGGACAGACAGTAGTTCTCGTTACCATACAAGTTTTGCAAAAACTATCTGTGGAAGATGTGTCCATAAATCCGAATGCGCTGAATGGGGTATACAGAACGAAAGATTTGGTATCTGGGGTGGCCTCACAGGGGCTGACCTAAAAGAAGCTAGAAGAAAAAGAAATGTAATACTGCCAAGGGAGGGGCATAATGCTTAGACTAGATAGAGCTTGGAAGTCTTCTCGTACTACAGCACAACCCCTGCCTACAGTATGGAAAGATCTAGAGAAGAAAGATATAAAGTTTAGACGAGGCCAAGTATGTATGGTCGCTGCTGCGCCCAATGCTGGTAAGTCTATGTTCGCTCTGGTCTATACCATTCAGGCAAAGGTTCCTACTTTATTCTTCTCAGCAGATACTGATACCGCTACAGTAATGATGCGAGCATCTGCACATACAGCAGGTCATACTCAGCAGACAGTTGAGAAAATGATTACTGATAATCCTCGCTACTATGATAAGTACTTGGAGAGTATGTCGCATATACAATGGGTCTTTGATTCCAGTCCTAATCTTGATGATATAGAAATGGAAATCAAGGCTTACATTGAACTCTATGGGGTAGCTCCAGAGCTGATCGTCATAGATAACCTAATGAATGTTGTTGCTGAATCTGATAATGAATGGGCAGGACTGCGCCAGATTATGGTTGAACTACACGATATGTCTAGGAAGACTGAAGCCTGTGTGCTAGTGCTACATCACGTCTCAGAACAGAGTGAGTATGGTAATCCAACTGAACCTTCAGCTCGCCGTGCTATTCACGGCAAGGTGAGTCAGCTACCTGCGATGATACTTACTCTTGGCTATAGCCCAATAGAAAATACTTTGAGGGTTGCACCAGTAAAGAATCGTTTTGGAAAGCATCAAGCAGATGGCAAGGATTATGTAGGACTCTTTGTAAACTTTGCTACCTGCCAGATATCTGACTCTGATTCTTATGGCAGAGCAATCCGTAATTCCAATGTGAGCTCCTATGTCTAGTTACAATAAGGCTAAGGGTTCTAAGTTTGAGACAGATGTGATGAAGTATCTACGCAAACTAGGACACTTTGCTGAAAGACTTGCTAAGGCAGGAGCCAATGATGAAGGTGATATCGTCACCATAATCGCAGGTCAGACCTATATTCTGGAGTGTAAGAATAGAAAGTCATTAGATCTTCCGCAGTTCTGGGCTGAAGCCCAAGCTGAGGCAGCCAACTATGCGAAGGCGCGGGGGCTTGTGGTTGAACCTCCAGCCTTCGTTATAGTTAAAAGGCGTAAAGGTAAAATAGAAGATGCTTGGGTAATACAAAGCCTAGAGAAATGGATAGAAAATGCCAGTACCACAAGGACAAATAACCAGTAGTGAAATCTTTACTACACCAGAAGTTAAAGAAGAACCGAAGGTGGAAGAAGCAGTAGTAGAAGAGAAGCCTAAAAAGAAATGATGTGTTCAGACTGCAAGGTGGCTGGTGAGTTCAACTCACGAGGCCAGTATGATAAAGCTGAAGAGATGCACGGATACTGTAAAGGAGACTGCGCTTGCCAACACAAGACTGGTCCAGGGTGGTGCGTAAGAAAAGGTCAAAAGGCGACTCTGATGCAAACACAGTCTCCATAGCAGATGTCGTTAGACATTTCGGAGGAGAAGTAAAAGAGGGTCGCAACATATCTGTTCGTTGTTGTATGCACGATGATGCTCGTAAGAGCGCAGTCATTGATACCTATAACAACTTGTATTTCTGTCATACCTGTGGCAAGGGTGGCAACGCTGTTAATGTAATTATGGAACTAGAGAATGTGGGGTTCAAAGATGCTCTCGCAAGGGCAGGCGAAATTATTGGAGGAAGCGGCTCACCATTACGCACAGGAGATAAGTCCAGACGCTCTGCAATATCTAGAAGGACGTGGAATATCTGAGGAGATAGCAGCTAGGTATCGTCTTGGTTCTATTGTAGATCCGATAGAGGGACACCAAGGATACGAAGGCTGGATATCTATACCTTACTTCACTGCTTTAGATATCTGTGTTGGCTTTAAGTTTAGAAGACTTGATGATGGCAAGCCTAAGTATGGTGCGCCTGTTGGTCAGAAGTCACACCTGTTTAATGTCATTGCAACTATGTCTAATACCAGCAAGGTAGTTGTATGTGAGGGTGAGTTTGATGCGATAGTTATGGAGGCTAACTGCCAAGTGCCAGCAGTTGGAGTGCCTGGTGTTGCTGCTTGGAAGCCTTATTATTCAAAGTTATTCAATGGTTTTGATATGGTTTATGTAATCGGAGACAATGATGTGAAGGAAGATGGGACTAACCCTGGAGCTGAGTTCTCTAGGCGTGTCGCAGGCGAGCTAATGAACTCGCAAATCGTACAATTACCACCAGGTATGGACATAACAGACTTCTATCTGGTGAATGGACAAGAAGCAACAGCCAACCTAGTAGGAGGAGTATAGTGAGTGACTACAAAGAAGGAATTGACACAGATGGCAGAGTATCTGAAGGAATTGGGGATGGTAATAGTCTCCATAGACTTCAAGAATGGTATGATTACAGTCAAGCCGATTCCAACAAGAGATTAGACGCGGAGTTTATTGCTAATGTCTGGAGAATCCTTGACACCGCTGGCAATTTGCTCATCCGCAAACATAAAGATTATGGTCCAAAGAACATCTCTCACAGTCCAGGTGGAGCACTCAACGGATTACGAGTGCGTATGCACGACAAGGTGGCTAGAATCAATCACCTCGTTGATAGTGAAGTATCTCCCAGCAACGAGTCACTCAGAGATAGTTTCTTAGATCTACTTAACTATTCCGCTATTGCAATGATGGTCCTAGATAAGACTTGGCCTGAAGTTCCCAATGACTAACATTCATCCAGCTATCCTTGATATAGCTCCTAGCGTAGCCAATACTATCTGTCGTAGGTTTCGCAACTATGTAGATAGGGACGATGTAAAGCAGGAATGCTACGCCTGGTATCTAACAAGAGTAGAACATCTAGATGAATTATTAAATGAAACTAATCCTATCCAGAAGGTAATCAACGAGAAGCGTATTGCTTGGCAGATGAAGCGCCACTGTGAGCGCTATGCTCGCAAAGAGAAGGCAGCAAAGTCAGGCTATCGCATAGGCGATGAAGCCTTCTATGACACTGCAACGATAGCTCAACTACTGCCTCACGTTATTGCCTCAGTAGTAGATAATATAGTCTTAGAACAGGCACAGAACCTCATCAATGATGGTCAGCCGCGTAAGCAGTCAGCTCCAGCAGAGGGCGGTAATCTACTTGCTACTCTGATAGATATTAAGAAGGCTTATCTAAAACTAGAGATAACAGATAAAGATATTCTTATCAAGAGATACCACGAGAGCCTCACCCTTGAGGCTATGGCAGAGTATCTAGGTTGCGCTGTATCTACTGCTGATCGTAGATGTCAGGCTTCTCTGCGTAAGTTGCAGAATAATGTGGGCGGGGAGAGTCCCTACCAGTGAAAGAACAAGAGCTCTTTGACTATCTAAAAGGCACACACTTTCCCGACCTTGAAAAGTCTGAAGGGGTCTATGATTCTTTTGACTGCTCAACTAATGAAAAGAATCTATACATAGAATTAAAGTGTAGGCATACTCACTATCCAGATTTACTTATTGAAGAGATGAAGTATCGCAGGCTTATCAACCAAGCAGGTAGCCTCACCCCTTACTACATTAACTCCACTCCGCAGGGTGTCTATGCCTTTGACTTATCAAGAGTTCCAGAGCCAGCTTGGTCTGAGAAGTGG